AGACATATAATATTGTCGCTGCACACGGGTACTTTGGGAGATTGATATTTCAATATGCTTCTTTCAATAATTCTCGTGCTCTACATTTCTTTCTTGGTACTTTCCCAGTGGTTGGCATATGGCTTACCTCCATGGGAATCTGCACTATGGCTTTCAACCTTAACGGTTTTAACTTTAACCAGTCAGTCGTAGATGTTAATGGAAAAGTAATTCCAACATGGGCAGATGTACTAAACAGAGCCAACCTTGGCTTTGAAGTAATGCACGAGCGTAACGCTCACAACTTCCCACTCGACTTAGCTTCTGCTGAGTCAACACAAGTTGCACTAACAGCACCATCAATAGGATAATGTCACACCAATCTGAAGGTGGCGGATTTGGAAGAGCAACCGTCACCCGTTTTTTAGTTAATGAAGAAGAGGAAAAAAAGAAAGAAACTGATAAAGAACTTTCTAACTCTGATAACACTGATAACTAATATCTTTATCATTTCCGGTGTCACAAGACACTGGCAGCCACGTCCGTTCATCCCTTCGGGGACGCATGACTCCTAAGCATGGAACGGGGCTTAGGTATATGGAGATAGCAATGAAAGTTACTTTCGTATATCGTGGCGTTGCTTACACAAGAGTAATCGGTTAAAGCCGAACAGGGGAGGTGCGAACCCTCCCTACTCAATTTGGGAAAAGCCCTCCGAGGAGGATACCTTTTACCCGTCGACGGTGGGAAAAGACCACAAAACGTGACAGTCTCACGTTAGACCAATTAAGACTGACAACATTCTAACGTTAGAAACGATAATATATACCTTTAATTTTTACCATTAATCATGGCACAGCAGACACAATATACGACTGCTCAAGCTCCATTAAAGGCACAACTTACTCGTCAGGGTCAGTTAAATAGTGCCGGTGACGCTAGAGCATTGTACTTAAAGCTGTTCAGTGGTGAGATGTTCAAAGGCTTCCAGCATGAGTCTATTGCTCGTGACTTGGTAATGAAGAGAACATTGAAGAATGGAAAATCTCTACAGTTTATCTACACAGGTAGAACAACTGCTGAGTTCCATACACCCGGAAACAGCATACTTGGTAATAGCGACGGAGCACCTCCAGTAGCTGAGAAGACAATCACTTGTGATGACCTTCTTATCTCTAGTGCATTCGTTTATGAGCTAGACGAGACACTCGCACATTTTGAATTGAGAGGCGAGATTTCCAAGAAGATTGGATACGCATTAGCAGAGAAGTATGACAGACTCATCTTCAGAGCTATTGCAAAAGGTGCAAGACAGGCTTCTCCTGTATCTAAGACTAACTTCGTAGAGCCCGGTGGAACACAGATCAGAGTTGGATCAACAACTAATGATTCTGATGCTTTCAATGCAGGCAACCTAGTTAATGCTTTCTATGATGCAGCAGCAGCTCTTGACGAAAAAGGAGTTTCTAGTGGCGGCAGAGTAGCTGTACTAAACCCTCGTCAGTACTACGCACTTATACAGGACATAGGTTCTAACGGTCTTATCAACAGAGACGTACAAGGTACAGCATTACAGTCAGGTAATGGAATCATTGAAATTGCAGGCATCAAGATCTACAAGTCAATGAACATCCCATTCTTAGCTAAACATGGTGTAGCTTATGGCGGAACTACAGGTGAGACATCTCCTTCTAACTTAGGTTCACACGTTGGTACAGCTATTGCTGACGGTAGAGCTTCAGTTGATGGACTAAACAACAACTACGGTAACGCTACTGACTTCAATAAGTCATGTGGTTTAATCTTCCAAAAAGAGGCAGCCGGTGTTGTAGAAGCTATCGGACCACAAGTTCAGGTAACTTCTGGCGACGTTTCAGTTGTTTACCAAGGTGACGTAATCCTTGGAAGACTAGCTATGGGTGCAGATTTCCTAAACCCAGCAGCAGCAGTTGAACTATATGTAGGCGCATCAGCACCTTCAGCATTCGGTACAACATACCCTGCAAACGCTTAATTTTTATTTTTTATACGGGAGCTTCGGCTCCCCTTTTTTTTATGACTACTCAATTAAACACCGATACCGAACTATCCGCAGTGAACTCTATCTTGGGTAGCATTGGTCAATCACCAATAACAGCAATAAATCTTACTAATTTACAAAATCCAGAAATAGCTTTAGTACATAACATATTGATGGAAGTAACAAAAGATGTACAAAACGAAGGCTGGCATTTTAATCAAGAAGAACATGTACCTAGAGAACCAGATAGTAATGGTCACTTCTTAATACCAAATAATTATTTAAGATTCGACGTACACGACGGACTTTATGACAGAACTAGAGATGTTGTAAAAAGAGATGGAAAACTTTATGACAAGGTAGAACATACTGATGTTTTCTCTAGTGAACTTTATTTTGATATTACTTACTTGTTTGACTTCGAGGATATTCCTTCAGCAATACAACGCTACATAATTGCTAGAGCTTCAGTTAGAGCAGCTACTCAAGTTGTTTCTAATTCAGATTTAGTACAGCTACTTCAGTTAGAAGAAGCAAAAACTCTAGCGTCTGCTAAAGAATACGATTGTGAACAAGGGGATCATACCTTCTTTGGATTTCCACATGAAAGTAATTACAGATCTTATCAACCTTACAAAGCACTTATTAGATAATGGCAAATGTTACACAAACTGTTCCAAATTTAACTCAGGGTATATCTCAACAACCTGATGAATACAAAGTCCCGGGTCAAGTTAATGACATGATAAATGCTTTACCTGACGTTACCCAAGGATTATTAAAGAGACCGGCTGGAAAGTTTGTGGCATCTTTATCTGATGGGACAAATAATTCTACAGCAAACGGTAGATGGTTTCATTACTATCGTGACGAGAACGAACAATATATAGGACAAATATCACGAACTGGTATTGTTAAGATGTGGGACTGTAAGACTGGAGCTGAAAAGTCTGTAGTAGTTGGTAATAGTACTCAATCCAGATCTGCAACTTATACTAGGTCTGGCAATACAGTTACTGTTAGTTTAAATAACCACGATTTTACTGTTGGAAGAGCTGTTGAATTAGACTTCACCTCTGGTGGAGCTACAGATGGTGTTTATTCAGTAACAGAAGTAGTTAATGATAATAGTTTTAGAGTTGAAGATACAGCAAGTGGAACTATTGGCTCAAGTAATGTCACTGTAAAAGACAATTATTTGATGCACACAAATGACGAAGATTTACAAACATTAACTCTTAACGATTTTACCTACATAAATAACAGGTCCATTATTGCAGAAATGGATACTACCACAGAACCTCTTGGTAATTTTACTAAAGAAGTTTTTATTGAACTAAAAAAAATAGCCTATGCAAAACAGTATTCATTAAACATTTTTGATGACACGACAACCATAGAAACTACGACTGCTACAAGAATAAGCGTAGACATGGTTAGGTCCAGTAATAATTATTGTGACAGTGAATTTTACATGCAAGATCATGCTGACAGAGGACTTGTAGTTACATCTGGAGGTAATACTAGATGTGGAGAGGTAGCTGGAGATGGAAGAGATGCTTATGCACCTAATGTAGGTACTCGTATATTTTCTATAGACAGTAATAAAACTCTGACAGACACAGCAGCTACAGGTGGTATCAAAAAAACAGGTACAGATAATCAAGGTAATGATACGACTGCTCAAGTAGAACAAAATTATGAATACCAAGCTCGTATATATAAAAAAGCTTTTGGAGGAACTTACACAAGAAGTGGTTCTACAATAACCGTTACGACATCTACAGCACATGGATTATCAGCCGGTACTTCAATGTATTTTGATTTCACCGATTCAAGTGCAACGGATCAATTTGCAAATGTTAGTTCTTCAGGTCTTACTTCAACACAATTTCAGTTTACCGCAGCAACTAATAGTTCTTCAATACCAACTTCAGGAGATGTTAACTGTTCCGAAACAAATCAACCTGATAGAAAAAACCTTTATTTTCGGATAGCAACAACTGGACAATCAGTACCTTTTACAAAAGGAAGTGGAAATAATCAGCAAACAAATTATCAAGCAAGATACACAACTACGCATGATTTATTGCATGGAGGAAATGGTTGGCAACAAGGTGATTTTTTCTATGTATGGATGAAAGATGCTTATTACAAAGTAACCATAGAAAGTATTAGTACATCTAAGGCTCAAGCAAACCTTGCATTAGTTAGACCACAACCTACACCATTTGACACAGAAACAACTATTACTGCTGAGAGTATTCTTGGAGATTTAGTGACAGACATTCTTGCTGCGACTGATGGTAGTGGTAATGCTAATTTTGCATCTGCTGATGTAAAAATTATTGGTACTGGTATTCATATAAAAAGATCTACTGCCTTTAACGCTTCTACACCTGTAGGAGAGTTATTAAATGTAGTTTCTGGAAAGGTTAACGATGTAGGTGATCTACCTTCCCAATGTAAACATGGAATGGTTATCGAAGTTGTTAATAGTGAAGCTGAAGAAGATAACCATTTTGTTAAATTTTTTGGAAAATTAAAAACTAATGGTGATCCAGATGATGATAATGACTACTTAGATGGTGAAGGTACTTGGGAAGAATGTGCTAAGCCCGGGAGAAAGATAAGACTAAAAAGATCCAGAATGCCGATTCTTCTCATAAGAACTGCTGACGGTAATTTTAGATTGTCTGAATTAGATGGTTCTAATTACACAATTTCAGGTACTCAATACTCAGTCCCACAGTGGGATGATGCTTTAGTTGGCGATGATGTAACCAATCCTGAACCTTCGTTTATAGGTAAGAATATAAGTAAAATGGTGTTTTTCAGAAACAGATTTACAATTCTTGCTGATGAAAATATTGTTATGTCTCGTCCCGGAGACTTTACTAATTTCTTCGCTAAATCAGCTATTCAACTTGTAGCTAGTGATCCCATAGATATATCAGCTAGTTCAGAATATCCTGCAATTCTTTATGACGGTATTCAAGTAAACACTGGTTTAATTTTATTTAGTAAAAACCAACAATTTATGCTCACTACAGATAGTGACATATTCAGCCCAACCACCGCTAAGATCAATGCTCTTTCTACTTACAACTTTAACTTTGCTACAAATCCTATCTCTCTTGGTACTACTATCGGGTTCTTAGATAACGCTGGTAAATTTTCAAGATTTTTTGAAATGGCTCAGCTACAACGAGAAGGTGAACCAGAAGTAATAGAACAAAGTGCAGTAGTTTCTAGGTTGTTTGAAAAAGATTTAAAACTTATATCAAACTCTAGAGAAAACTCAGTTATATTTTTTAGCGAAGAAGGTACATCAACGCTGTACGGATATAGATACTTTGACAATATTAGAGAAAGAAAATTAGCTTCTTGGTTTAAATGGACATTGACTGGAGAAATCCAATATCACTGTATGCAGGATGACAATTTATACGTAGTTGTTAGAAATAATAATAAAGATCAACTACTTAAATATGCAATAAAAACGGATTCTGATACTGCTTTAATAGAAGATAATAGGATACATTTAGATCACTTAATGGAAACAAGTGGTTGGACATATAATGCTACAACTAAAAAATCTACTAAAGCTAAACCAACTGGATTAGAAAGTACAAATCAGCTAGTTGCTTATGATGAAGATACAGGAAACAACTTAGGTAGATATGGTCTTGTAACCGTTAATGGATCTAATCTAGAACTAGATGGTAATTGGTCAAACGAAACATTTTACATTGGATATCAATTTACTATGCAAGTTGATCTTCCTACTATTTATGTAACACGATTAGAGGGAGAAGCATATAGATCTGATAGTAGAGCAAATACTATAATTCATAGAGTAAAATTTGGATTTGGTCCAATAGGTTTATATAAAACAATTTTAAATAGAACTGGTAAAAATACATTTGAGCAGGATATTGAAGTAACTAATGCCAATACATATGCAGCTAACACAGCAGCAATACGTGATGACAATAAATTATATGCAGTACCTGTGTACGACAGAAATACAAACGTAACTTTAACAGTTAAATCAGAACACCCAACTCCAGCCAACATACTTTATTTGATATGGGAAGGAGTTTACAACAATAATTTTTATACTCGTGTTTAATATCACCCTTACTGAACAAGAAGTACGTATTTATATTCAATGGCTTCAGAAAAACAAAATGTATAAAGGAATGAATATTCCACTAGGAAACCCTTGGGAATCTTGGATGCAAGAAACTATTGAAAAATTACAAAATGCTTTAAATGAGTAAATACATTCACCCAGCAACAACAGAGGCTGCACTACGTGTAGCTTCTAACTTGCTACCCGACGATTATCGGGAAGTA